TATGAACTACCGGATGGCTCTAAGCAGTTTGGTAAAACTATTCTGAATAATCCAGAGACATACTTTACAGAAGAGATCATGGCCAAGTTAGAAGAATGTGCAGCTAAAGAGTTCAAATATGCTACAAGTAATTGAGAACTGCTGCTCTTCTTATTACCTTGACAGCATGTTTTATCATGTTACTCAAAGCGACAGATGGAATATGAAATATCCACAGGGTAGGCCGTTTGATGAAAAGCATCTGAAAATTGATATTATTGATAATGAGATAAAAGAGCCGCTTCTTGCTGGATTAGCTATGGGACTTCTTATGAATATATATGGTAAGAGGCAAGATTTGTTTTTACCGGAGTGTGCCTTTTGTGGTATTGGGTTAAAAGATAAGCACAGAAGAGACAATACTCATACAGACCATGATAATGATAAAAACTATATTAAGGTGTTTGGATTGCTAAACAGCAATTGGGGCCCACAAGATGGTGGATTATTCTTACATGGTGATGAAGCGATTCCAATGGTGTCGGGAACCTTTGTGGTATTTGATCCCAGAGTTCCACATTCAGCCTTAGAAATTACAACAGATAAAAAGAGAATGGGTATTGATTTCACAGTGAAAAAACATGGATAATTTTGTAAGAGTATATGACAATGTAATGCCTATAGAGATGTGTCATGATCTTGTGGAGAAGTTTGAAGCTGCTACAGATATGCATGAAGTTCAAGATAATGCGAATGGAAAAACCTTAACAGTATTAAATTTATTAGGAAAAAAAGACTCTCCCTTTGAGGATGATGTAGGGCCATTATTTGAAATTCTTACGGATTGTGTAGATCGTTATAAAAAAGATATTGGAGTTTATGATTTTCAGTGGCCTAAGCACTTTGGATTAGAGCCACCTAAGATGAAAAGATATTTGCCCGACAGCTCGGACGAATTTCCAGAACATGTAGATGTAACTGGAACAGATAATTTGAAGAGATTTTTAGTCTTATTTCTATATTTAAATAATAATGATAAAGGAGAAACTATAATACATCCAAATACACCAAGTGTGTCTGATTTATATGTTTCAAAATGTAAACAGGGATCGTGTTTAATTTTTCCCCCATTTTGGCCATGGGTACATGCGGGAAAACCTCCCGTAAAAGGACCAAAATATATTATAGGTTCATACTTACATTATGTCTAATAGTTCTGCGTTATCCTCTCTTGCTAAGAACCTTGAGCCCACTGGCGTCATGTTTCATGAGGAATTCACTGCCAAACAGGCAATGCACTATAACATTTCACGCATGGTGGTGGATATGCCCGCGACAGAAGAGTTGAATAACTCTCTCGAGCGTGATATACGAGAATCGGGTGATTATTTTGATGGACGTAATAGTTCAGCAACTTGTTTTATGACGCAATGGGATATGCACAATCATTATGAGTCCTTTGAACAACTAGGAAAGGCAGCTATTGCGGTTGCCGAGCGCGGTGCTCTTGCAGTAAGGACACGTTCAGATGGAACAATCAATCCTATTAAACTTTATGTACAAGAATTGTGGGGATTGATCTATACAAAAGGACACAGCACCAAAGCACATACGCATTGGCCATCTCTATGGTCATACACTTATTGCGTAAATGCCCGGCCGTGTTGTGCCCCTCTTATATTTCCAGCGGTAAGTGGTGGTGGTTACGAGATTTTCCCTGCTACCTCTCAATTAATTGTGTGGCCAGCATGGATTAATCATTTTGTACCAGAACATACATGTGATCATGATCGTATTATGATATCTGGGAATTTGGATGTAATATGGGACTAAATGTCTAATATTAAAGATAGATATGTCTTTGTTACTGACAATGAAGATAATTGGCAATGCATTGGTATTCGTGGCGGTCAATTTGATGGCGTGGTATATAAGTATGGTAAAATTACAATTCCTGAGCCACCCGAAGAAGGTATTGAAAAGGACTTGACATTAAAGTTTGAGTATGATATAGTATCTACTAATAATTTACCAGCGGAATGGTTTGGTGAGGAATTTTTTAACCTTATCGGTGACATTCTGGTGGATATTTTAGATGAGAGAATGAAGGAGGGCACATTAGAATATGTCACTAACGATTGAACGAACTGTTCTAACCCAATTAGTTTCTAACGAAGAATATACTCGCAAAGTTTTGCCTTTTCTCAAGGGCGATTATTTTTCTGATAGATCGGAAAAAATAGTTTTTGAGGAAATCACAAAATTTGTTGAAAAATATAACAAGATTCCCACTAAAACTTCTTTGGAAATAGAAGTTCAGAGTCGTAAAGACTTAAATGAAGCAGATTTTAAAAGCGTAATTTCTTTAGTTAAGAGCCTCCAAAATGACGAAAATGTAAGTTTTCCGTGGTTAGTGGACACTACAGAACATTTTTGTAAAGATAAGGCGATATATAATGCGATTGTTGAAGGCATACAAATCATTGATGGAACAGATAAGAAGCGCGGCCCTGATGCTATACCCAGTATTCTCTCAGATGCTTTGGCTGTTGGTTTTGATAATCGCGTTGGTCATGATTACCTATTAGATTCAGCTGAACGGTTTGATTTCTATCATACTGTCGAGGAGAAAATTCCATTTGACTTGGAGTTTTTCAATAAAATAACAAAGGGCGGACTTCCACCGAAGACGCTGAATATTGTTCTCGCAGGCACGGGTGTTGGCAAGTCTTTGTTTATGTGCCATGTTGCTGCAAACTGCCTCTCTCAAAGTAAGAACGTGCTATACATCACGATGGAGATGGCTGAGGAACGCATTGCTGAACGAATCGATGCAAACCTCATGAACATCTCTATGGAAGATTTGCATGATTTACCGAAGCAGATGTTTGACAGCAAGATAGAAAAAATCATTAAATCAACTTCTGGGCAATTGATTGTCAAAGAATATCCAACAGCGTCAGCACATACCTCACATTTCAGAGGATTGATTAAAGAGCTTGCTATCAAAAAGTCATTCCGGCCTGATATTATTTTTGTGGATTATCTAAATATCTGTTCGTCTAGTAGATTTAAAGGAGCAACCAGTGTCAATTCTTACATGTATATTAAAGCAATTGCAGAGGAACTTAGGGGACTCGCTGTTGAAACAAACGTCCCTATTATGTCGGCGACACAGACAAATCGCGCAGGCTTCGTTTCCTCTGATATTGGGCTTGAAGATGTATCAGAGAGTTTTGGTTTGCCGGCTACGGCTGACTTCATGTTTGCGCTTATTTCTAATGAAGAGCTTGATGCTCTCAACCAAATTGCAGTAAAGCAACTCAAGAACCGTTATAATGATCTAACAATTAATAAAAGATTTGTTATCGGCATAGATCGAGCTAAAATGAGGCTCACTGATGTCAAGTTAACAGAGCAAAATGACATTGTTGATAGCGGCCAAGAAGAATTTGCCGAATTAGTATTTGATAATACAGATTTCGGTGAAGGATGGAAAGTATAATAATTCTCTTTTTATAAATAGTGTAAACACACTTACGCATGGAGACATTGATGAGTTTGCAACAATACGTTCGGCAAGTTAAACCCCGAAACGAATCCTATATTCCCCCTGTAGATAAAATACAATTTTTACTAAGTGAACGAGTAGATACAACTCTGAATGCTTCTATTACAGAGTTGTTTCCTTGTTTAGCATTTAATAAGAAATTTAGACCTAGTTCTGTGGAGGATTTTAAGAAGTTTCTTTATACCTTAAATCTCAATTCTGTAAAAACATCTTTCCATTCTAAAGATGCTCCTTCTGCTAAGTTAGTTATTGAAAAACTTCCTACTATGGATGAAAGATTTCTTAAAGATAAGATGAACAACGCAATAGGTATAACAAATTACCTATATGAATTACATAGATCAAAACCCATTAAAAACGTAGTATGGGGTTATCGTGCTAAACCAGCTGGTATTCCAAAAAATCATGCTGGTGATATATTTGTATTTTTTAGGAATGGTGAAAAAATAGGTGTTAGTCTTAAAGCTGGAACTGCAAAATCTAAAGAACCATTAAAAAATACTTATGTTGGTACACAATATAAAAATCTTGGTGTTTCTACAGATAAACTAGAAGTTGATTTGTGGAATAGGGTATATTCAAAAATTCCAGGCATAAAAACTGAAGGGCCGCTTGGGCAGGGGTCATCTATAGATAAATCAAACTTTATAAAAAACAAAGAAGTCACTAAGTTATATGTTGATCATTATGTGGAAAATGAAGCGGCGGCTAATGAGTTATACTCGGAAATGTTGGTTGTTTGTAGAGAACATATGTGTGATGTTTTAAACAAAATGAATATTGAAGATTTTAAAAAGTGGGTTCAAGAAACATTTAACTTACAAAGAAAAGGTGATGAAGTTCCTTTGATTATGGTAAAGGCGGTAGGAAATAGAGCTGAACAAAAAAGTGATGATATTGTTGATATGATTCCTCTTATAACAAAACACTATGCGTATTTAAATAAAAATTCTGTACAAGAGTATTTAATTGATATACACTCGTCAGATGATAAGAAAACATTAAAGATGACTATTCGTTCTGATTCTGGTGTTAGACCAGAAAAGGGCACAAGTGGTCAAGGTAGACTTGGACAATATTTACAATTAAAAATGCAATATAGTGGTGTGCAATGATAACCTACACACAACTCAGAGAGGGCATAACAAAACCAGTTCCAATGGCTTCTATCATTAAAACGATGGCCAGTGCTCGTTCCAAGATAGTTGGTAAGTCCATCACACCGCCAAACTTAGCAAAGACTATACAAAAGGCGTTGGGAAGAACTTATGGTGTAGAGGTTATGACACAATATGCTACAGTACTTAAAGCTGGTGATATGAGTGCAAATGCATATTATGATCAGGAAGCAGATTTGGAAGGCGATCCAGCTGTAGAAGTTGAACTTTTATTCAGTCCAGAAGACAAGAAAGGAATGAATATAAATGACGTAGGCTTTGATGAATTATCTTCTCATATGGCAAAGGTTATTGTTCATGAATTATTACATAAATCTCAAGCAGGCAGTAGGGGATTTGTTAAACCAAGGCCATTTAAAGTTTCTGGAATTAGTGATCCAAAGCTTGTAAAGTCACAAGAATACTTGGGTAATAGTGATGAGATAGATGCATATGGACATAACATAGCAGTAGAATTATTGAAAAATTATGGTTCACGAAAAAATTCCTTGACAGCATTGAGGAATTTTGTTAAAATACCACCAGATAAATCTCCAGACTTGTTTGCATATCTGGTGGTTTTTGGAATGGATAAGAATCATCCAGTGTTGAAGAAATTGGTTAAGAAGGTTATACTGTTTTTAAAAGAGTTGGACAAATGAAAACATTTATTGATATATTAACAGAAGACAAGGGAGGTAAGAATCTCCACCTTGAACATCTAGAGGATGAAATCATTAACTATGGTGTTGATGGTGGTCGAGCTGCTCTGAATTTTCTACGTTCTTTGCGTGACATGTTAGCTGGGGGGAGTCGATCTTCTGTTAATATGACTGTTAAATGGGATGGAGCTCCTGCAATTTTTTGTGGTATTGATCCCGAAGACGATAAA